ATCCTTTCCCAAGCATATGGAAGACCTGACATACAACCAAAGAAATCAGAGTATGTATATGTTCCTGCCCAACCAGAACCAAGTGAAATTTCTTCTGGTACTGTTGCTTGTAGTGATTCATTAATAGGTTTTGCAAGTCCTGTAGGACTTCCTTCTGTGCCGTTAGCACCGCTACCATTTTCGGTATTAAGTTCTAATTGCCCAACACATCTACCAATTGTTCCTGGCGTTAATTGATCTATGTTTGTAATTTGAAGCATTGAATATCTAAATGCCGCCGCCGCTAATCCTATCTCAGTAGGCAATACTTGATTAGCACCTCCCAAGTAAGAATCATATCCTTTAGGCAATTCACTTATTTCTTCTTCTGTAGAATCTCTTGTCGCTGGTTTTCCATTTACTATTAACGTACCAACTCTATTTTTGACTGCGGGAGTATTGAGTGCTCCGTTTACTGAACCGTCACTGTTATAAATCAAATAGTAAGTCTTTGCCCCAGTTGGCAAATCAGTTGTTGCATTATAAAGGGGAACAGTTAATGTTTTCCAACAGTCTAGTAAGAAAAACAGTCTTTTTACATTTAGACAGTCTGCTAAAGTTCTAAGAGGACCAAGACAGAAATCAACGAATGGTGTCATAGGAGCAATACAGTTCGCTAAATTTTCTCCTGTGATTAGTACATACGCCGAATAGAGTTGTTTTTCTTCTAAATCTGTGGCGATTGTTTCTCCTTTTGAAATTAGTTTTAGTCTATTAGCAGTGAGTCCTGCCGCACCGATTGCTAAATTTAAATCTTGTGTTAAGCCACCATTTTTATATAGTTGCTGTAGTAGAGTTGATGGGAATCCAAATTTATCTAAATTCTTTAGATCGATTAGTTTGCCTAAAAATTTTAAATTGTCTCCAAATAAACCAAGTGACTTAGTTACTCCTGAAAAATCTCCTGTAATAAGATCATCCATATTAGAAAATGCACCTTCCATAAATTCTGGAGCATTTTCTGCTATAATTGCAACTGGATTGTTTGCATTGATCCAGCCTTCTGCTGTTTGAAAAGATGCAGTGAAGTCTTCATATTTTGGATATGGACTAGAATTTAAAACTGCACCTTCTTGTCCTTCTGTTGCATGATAGTTAAATTCATTATGTGCTTGTAATGCATGACATCGTATCCATCCCCATTGAGTTATACTTTTGTTTACATTAGTAGAATCATATGGAGACCAAGTTGCTGATTGTCCGTAATCTGTATTACCTGCTACAGAATATCCTGCATTGGCTGGACCACCAGCATAGAGTGCTCCTGCTTCTTTTGATTTATCTGTCCATACACCTGAAGGATCTTCGACTACATATGTAGGAGGTTTAGAATTTCCTAATGCGTGGCAAGCGCCATTACCACTAATTGAAATGATATTATCATATACAGAGTCACTTACTAGACCTCGCAAATAAGCATCATTAATAGACCAAGTAAGCATTCTTAGTACTGTTCCTTCTACTAATGTGCCGAAAGTGTACTGATCGTTTGATCTACTAATACCCATGTAATCCTGAGCATTAGGATTGATCTGGATGCATCTATTTTGTAATAGACCTCCTAATACGTTTTGACCTAATGGACTCTGCTTACCTGTATCTGCCATTATCGTAACCTAAGGCACAAAGACATCTGGCGAGCCTTGAGATATTTTATGAGTTTTGCAGTCATTGCCTGATCCTACTCTGAGTACTGGAACTCCGTCAGCAAATACTGTTGGGCTACCTTCTGTAGTCTTTGCCGCTTTGTGAGGCTTATGTTTTTTCTTTGGTGAAAAAGGTTTATGAGGAGTTATCTCACTAACATGTAAGCCTACAGGAATGCTATTAGCAAACACGGTTTCAGAACCGCGTTTAATCTTTCCGCCTGCATCATTCTGATCACCTTTTCGGCTTAATTTAGCCATGTAATTTTATCCTAATACTAGTTTTTTCTCTGGGACTTGAATCCCTGTTGTTGCTTCTCTGTACTTGTCTCTAACTGAAGTTTCAGTTTCTGCAAAGAGTGCAACGCTACTAGTATTTAGTGTTACGGATAACTGTGGATCGTTGGTGAACATGCTTGGGATAAGTCCCATGCCTTGAGGGCCAGGAGCACATGATACAGGGTGTTCGATAATAAAATTATCACTGTCTGTATCTATGACTTTCGCAATTAATTCTTCTCCACTGTTTAATTTAAATGTGTAAACTGTGTCCTTTTTTGCATCTGCTATATTCATATTATCCCTCTAATTTTAGTTTTAATTCAGTAAATCCACCAACATAATCTTCGTCTAAAAAGATTTGTGGTGCAGTACGAGCATTTGGTACTACTGCAAGTAAGTCTTGCAAAGTGTAGCCATGCCCAATTTTCTTTTCCTCAACTTCGATACCTTTTGTTTCTAGCAATTTTTTTGCTTGATCACAATAAGTACAATTGTCTTTACTCCATACAACGGCCTTCATTATTTCTCCTGGTTATTTTTAAATGTCGATAACTATATTTAATCTGATCACAAGTACTCAAATAATATTTTAGTCTCTTACAACTGAGGTAAGGCATCATAATCAAGCGATTCTGACATAACACCTATTACATAGTTAGTTGATTCATTCTCTTGTAATGCTGTTTGCTTCTTACTAGTATCACTATGCTTGTTGAACCAAGGAATAGGAGATACTTTTGGGGCAGGCTCATTGTATTTTATATTAATTGCTTTAAGTGATTCTAGTGCTGTGTAGTCTACAAATTCTTTAAGAATGTTTGCATTCAAACCTATTACAGGGCCTTTCTTAAACAAATAGTCTGCCCATTCTTTTTCTTCTCTAATGACATCCATGTACATATCATAAACTTCTTGCTCACATTCTTTTGCCGCTTTCTCAAATCTAGGATCTTCTTTAACAACTTGTTTAATGATCCAGCCTGTCCAACCTTTGTGAAGTAGTTCATCTTGTAAGATCAATGAAATGATATTGCCGTTACCCATGAAGATTCTATTCTCTACCATTGCTAATGATGTAGCAAATGATACCATAAATCGTAATGCTTCTAATGCATAACTTGCATGTAGAGCCATCCAAATTGCTTTGATATGTTTTTCTTCATCGATCTTTTTTCCCATTTCTTTTTGACAGTTGATTTCATGTAAGCCATCATAGTAATCGCAAACTGAAGATGCCATATCTGCAATTTCTTTTGTATCATGTATAGTATCAAATATATCTTTAGGCACGTTGTAGATGTTTCTAATGATATGACTGTAAGAACGTGAGTGTATGTTAGTCTCAAAGAATGACCAATTATACATTAATGCTTCTAGTTCAGGTAGACTTACAACAGGAGTAAAGACTTGTACAGGACCTCTGCCTTGTAGACTATCTAATGCTGTTTGTCTAAGTAAGTTAGCAGTAAAGATATGTTTAACAGCATCACTAGCCTCTTTAAAATCTCCTGCATCTTTAGTCAGACTAATCTCTTCTGGTATCCAAAAGAAGCCTCTTGCAGTTTCTTCAAAGTTCGCTATCTGATCATACTTAACTTCTTCAAACCTTTGTATAGTAACTGGACCAGCTGGGTCTAAAAACATTTTATTGTCTAAGTAAGTTGTTTGTTTTGATAAATTGTATTGTTCTTTGCTCATTGTTAACCCTTATAATTTACATGCTTCGCAGTCATCGTCTTCAAAGACTGGCTCTGCTAAGTATTGTTTTGCTATGTCGTGTACTATGTTTTGTTCGTCAGTTCTTTTCGCACCTGCTTTATTTATTAACGAGTAATAAAAAGTCTTAAGTCCCCATTGATGTGCCTGCATTAAGTTCTTTGCGATCAATGTCGTAGGCACTTTTTGATCTTTAAAGTGTGCTGGATTGTAGAATGTATTCGTTGAAATACTTTGATCTACATATGCCGCTAATACTGATGCTGTTTTTAAATATGCATCACAGTCTTCTTGTTCCCACATCAACTGATAAGAGTTTCTTACACGTTTAATGTGATAGTCTGGTACTACTTGTGTCAATGATCCTGCTTTACTTTCTTTAACAGAGATTAAACTCATTGGCATTTCAATACCATTTGTTGAATTGATTACTACACTAGAT